TTGCATCTAGGAAGAAAGATGTCCCTACTTCTGTTGAGGGTCTCTCTGATAAGCAGCTTCTCATTATGCTTGGAGGCATTAAGGAACTCGCCAAAATGCGCGGATACCACAAGGTCGGCTTCAAAACAGAGAATGTCGCAGAAGGACATGTCACTGCTAAATGCACTATAGAGTGGATTAATAACTATGAATCTGCGGCTTGTGGCGTTTCTTACTCTGATGTAGCTAATGCAACTCTAGCAAATACAGACGCTTTTTGTGCCAAGTTCCTAGAAACAATCGCCTGTAATCGCGCTTTTGTCCGTTGTGTGCGTAATTATCTCAATATTCACATTGTGGGCGCAGATGAGATAGATAAGTCAAAAGGAGCTAATAATTCCAATACCGTGGAGTATGATGCCTCTAGCGACTCCGCTATGCTCCCATTAACGCCAGCAGGAACGCTCCAGAAGGCTTTGGACGAGGATAATGGGGTAAAGTCCTTCGATGACTTCAAGGCGCTTCTGAGGGCGCTCTGGAAGGAAGAAATATATAGAAATGAACAAGCGGCAAACTGGAAGTCTTACGACGATATTCCAGCCAAGGAATGCAGGAAACTGATCGCGATCTGCAAAAAATCAGTATCCTAGAGCATTTCTTTGCCTTGCTGCCATTCTGCTTGGAGTGAAAGACTTTTTAGCTAAAACCTCCATACCTTGATTTGTGAATATTTGCTGATCTGGTGGTATTAACTTAATAGAAGATTCTGTAATTGTTGTTTGAACACCACCCGAACTCAAGCTTATCGTTACATTTGATGTCAACTCATTAAATTCAGGTATAAATAGACCATATATGGTTCGACTAGAACTAGAAGGTCTATGAGTCGGGCTAGCAATTTGCGTTGGCCTTGCTAACCTCAAAGCCTCCATTTCAGTTGTTGACCCTGATGCCGATTGTAGGCTCAAGTTATTTAGCGGGCTATGGACTGGGCCATCAATTCCAAAGGCTTTAAAATCAAATCTATCAAAAAGTTCAGACATTTTATTTGCATTAGAATCGCTTGATGCAATTTTGTTATCCTCCTCTTCTTCTCCATCTTCGTCTAATCTATTAACGCGAGTCTTGCTTCTCTCATACTTAATGGGCAACCTTTTTGGTATGTCCTTTATTTTTTCATAGTTTTTCAAAGATTGATCGGTAAGTCTCCACACCCATTCAGCTTTAAACTTGGCAGGAACTCCTAAAAAAGACTTTCCGTCAAGGTGAGCCGCCCCTTGCCCGAAACTGTTTACAATCTCCATAAACTCCATTATAACCTTGTCGTATGGAACCCTGTTTCTAGCATTTTTTGTTAGTTTTTTAATGTTTCTAATTGCGACCCAATGAAAGTCATGAGTTTGCCGAGCCTCTCCTTCAGTCAACCTAGCTAATCCCCCTATTGTTACATCTGGGAAACCTAAAGCATCAAAAAAATCAGACAATTCCGCAAGCTCAGGAATATTTCCAATCCACTCTTTTCTGTGGAATGGGCCTATTACATTGGCTCTATTTGAATTTTGCATTATCATTCTATCTACTCTATAAGCACTATATGCATTTGATATATAAAACCCACCAGCTAAGGCAAAAAACAATTTGAGAATTTTGTAAAGCTCTGAAGCAGAAGGAACCTCCATAGCTTGATCCTTATTTTTCATAAGGGTCTTGTATTGATAACGATTTTTGATCCTATCCATGTTGCCAAATTTAGTCTTGGCTTTTCTATTGTTTTTCGCCGCCTGTTCGTTTCTATATATAGCGAGCTTGCCTCCGAATTGAGTATAAAAGTGCCAAGTAGCCCAAGACCAAGGCGCGTCTTTGTAAAGGTTTCTAAGAAGCATTCTTCTTCCATATTTCTTTTCAAACTCACTATCTTGGCCCCGAACTTGTCTTTGATTTAAGTGACTTAAATAATAAATCATTTTATTAAAGCAATCTTCCCCCTCATCCTGATTAAATATCCCAAATAAAATTCCTATTTCTAACCACCATTTATCATTCTTATTCTTATCAAGTGCTCTTAGCCCAATATGAGGTTTAAGGCACAGTAATTTGCTCATACTTAAAGCTTTAAAATAAACCTTTCTCCCCCTATGCTCCCTTTCGTTTTGACTTTGGTCCTCTTTTTGTTCTGCTGTTCCAATGTAAACATTTATATTTTTGTCAACGGTTTCTGATTCTGTAAAACTCGCACTTACAACACCTTCATCTCCTGTCTCTGTAAAGTTCTCTACCTTCATCATGGAAGCTGAAGCCGTGTCAACAAATTTTATGGTCATTGTTTTTGGATCTACAAACCAGTAGAAACCATAAAAAGAAGCAATAGAAGATACTACCGAATCTAAAGTCCCACTTTGTTCAAATAAAATATCTTCCCTTGGCTCAATGCCGTCTACATTAATACCTATAAGGGCGAGCATTTGAATAAAGTCAGCAGCAGTATAACCTAATTTTAAGTCAAACTGAGCTAAATCAGGACTCGCCTTATATTGAGGGCTACAAAACTCTTCATTAACACAGAGATCTGTTACTAATTTTTTATTATTATAAACCAGAGTCAGCTTAAACCCTTCATATGTTGTTGCTGATTCCATATTATATATTCTACCAGCCAAGATAACAGACTTATCCCTATAAAGCCTTGGACCCTCGCTCTTGAATGACGGCAACGGACTATTGCTAACCTCAGTAAAAAATGGGATTGGCCCCTCATACTCTGGAGATTCTGGACCTGCATTTTTACCTCTAACTAAAACTATATAAGATTTTAATAGTCTAGATACTCTATCTACATACTTTCTTGAAATTGAAGTCTTAGTTGAGTCTTTTGACGTTGTGGTTTCGGTGCAAACAAAAGAACTCATCATATCGTGTATCTCTGGATGAGAAAAGGTTCCAACATCTCCTATAGATCCTCTTACAGCGCCCAAACCATCAGAACCATTTTGTATATTTTTAGCATTGAGAACACTAGAAACAGAAGCGGTGTGTCCACTCCCACTGTTACTAAAATTTAGATCTATTTTTGTTATGCCCTCTTTCATAAAAGCAACTTACTTCCGCTTTTTAAATCAATTAAACTACCGCTTATGGTGCATCCGATATCTTTCTTGATAATGTTTACACCTGTATAAAGCTCTATGTAGTTTTCCTGAGGATTGTTTACTCCATTTACATAATATTTCGTTCTACCCTCTATAAACCCTGTGCCAAAAACTTCTGGACTACTACCAGTCACAGAAATAGTATTGGGTGCTTTTTTGTATGCAGTATATTTAAAATTATTTTTATTATTACTATCAACAAATCCCCCTATAAGGGGCGATGTTCCAAAACCAACTTGCCATCCTTGAGTTCCTCCAACCCCATTAGCAAGACCGACCCCATCCCCAGAATAAACTTTTATACCGTTTATAAAATACTCAAACTCCTCTGGTTCTGCGGTTGAGTATTTACCACTTATACTTTTATTTAAAGAAAGGCCAAGGTCTCCTGTCCCAGCAAACATCCCACCTGTAACAACATCAAAGCCCATAAGATAGCGAGGCTTATGAGGAGTTAACGGGTCAAAAAATAATTGACTTCTTTCGATTGGGGTTGCGTCTTCGCCTTTAGTAAAAAAGTCTCCAGTGAGTATCGCATAAACAGTTTGGCCTATAGATTCTGTTGTTAATGGTTCTTCTTGAAATAAAGTTTGTCCATTAGAAACTAACCTAACTTCTCTTTGTCCAGTGCTTTTTGATCTATCATAAAAGAACGAACCATCTATACCCCCTACAACGTCTAAGTTTAATTTATCAAGAGTATGGTCAGCATGTGCTCCTGATATTTGATGAGTCCCAGTGCTCATCACCGAATCATAAATCCCAGTGAAAAATTCTGAATTTGCTGTTGTTCCAGCAGCAATAAACCTATGGCCCAAATAGTAAGCATAATCTTTCTTGAAAAAAGAGGCTGAGCCACCCATTGTTATACCAGAGGTAGGTAGAGCAGGGACAGATTCAACAGTTCTAAACTGTGGGGTTTGTATAACACCACTAACCTCTGAAAGAACACCCGTCTGCTCATTAGCGCCATAAAGAGTTACTTCTAAAGCTGGAGTGCCTGATGATCCAAAAGCTTCGTAGGCGTATTCAGTTACAGCAACATCTATATCCCTTAACCCTAAAGTGGCAAAAGCGCCCTCTCCAGTGGGAGTATACTGATATCCAGATCCACCCGCAGTATATAACGCGCCTACTTCTTCTTTGTTAAAGTTGTAAACTCCGCTTTCATTAAATAAATTATATACAAAATATCTTTCTCCTTCTCCCGTGTTTTTGGTGCTTGCATTGCCGAAAGAGCCTGTCCTCATATATCTGCCTGTAGATATATAAATACTCCCAGTATCCTCAAAGGTATAACCAGTTATACCTGTTTTAAATACGGTTGTTTGAAGATATCCAGTTATCTCTTTTTTAGTAACAGCGGTCCCAGCATTAAAGAAATAATCTCCAACTACACCGCTAGCCATACCCAACATTTCTGAAGCAGGTATATAACCAGAAAATAAAGAGAAAGAATTTAAACTTACGTCTAAAGTTTTAAATTCTCCAGACGGACCATTTGGCCCCCCTCTAAAATATTCAGGAGCACCGCCTAAATAAAATTTATCATTACTCGAAATTACATTTGTATTAAGAACGAAATCTTCTCTTTGTGTTTCGTTATTTAAAAGGTCATGCCTTGCTATACTTAAAGAATTAGAACCAACAGAAAAGCTAACAACATTTCTTTTTGACAATTCTATTGAGTTCGCTGTTTTGATAAAATCACCATTTTGATTAAAGCCTTGATAAAATAATTTACCCCTATCGTTTATTCCTAAATTATATCCACTAGCGCCAGTATAAACTTCTCCTTCAAATTCCGTGGATAATTTTTTCATCGAACCAAACAAAATCCCATTCGAAACAGATCCGTTGAATTCAAAATCAAAAAGGGTAGAGCTTTTAGAAAAAGGTATATCCGTTGTCCCAGAAACCATAATATTAGACCCTGATAAATTGGCCTGATTATTGTCTAAGAATATTCCTGTAGTAAATTTTTTAGACAAAGCTATTGAACTTCTCAAGGAATCCGTGACCCTGCCACTAAAGACTCCCGTATTTATTGCTGGATCGCAATTTTCAAAAATAGTTGTGTATTGGGTATCAAAATCCGAACCCATGTGTCTACCACTAAGACCCGAAAAATTATAATGGACCAAAAGCCTTCCGTTGCCACCAAAAGTTTCTCCAAGACTATATTCTAATGCTGATCTACTCATATTAATAATATCTACTCATATTATAAGAAATAGTTTGCTCATTTAAACTACTTGATTCAGCAAAAGGGAAAATTCCAGTTATGTGACCACTCGCAACATCTATGAGATTTTGCAGACTGCCTGTGTCTGCTTCGCAAGTAGCTGAAACATTTATCTCCCCCGCCCTCCTGTTATAAATTTTTTGCTTAGCGAATCCTACTAAACTAGGCACTATCCCACTTATTTCTAAGGGTTTTTTATCTTTAATAGAAACTTTTAACCCTGATAAAGTCCCCGAAGACAAGTCTACTCTGTTATCAAAAGAAACAGCATAAGTTATTTTGCTTTCTGCTGGAATCTTATTAATTGTTTTGTCTAAAGGCTCAGGATTAAGAAAATTTCCACTTATGTGATATCCTGTGGCATCCCCAGTAAAAACGTCTAGAGCTTCGATAGCTAAATTTAAAAAACCTGAATTTGCAGCTACTCCACTAAATCTAGCATTAACCTCCTTAAATCTTTCACCCGTGGCTGGATCTCCTGTCCCCAAAACATCAAATGGTCCATTATAGTTGAGTTCTCCATTAACAGATACCCTTATCTTAGAATCATCCTTGCTAGCATCAACAGAGGAACTTCTTTTATGCATAACATTCCCCTGCTGCTCTAGATTGTCTGGATCAGCAAAGCTATATTTAAAAGAGACTGAGTTAGACCCAGTGTCTATATCATATGAAATTGTTTTTGGACCTCTATCAACAAAAGTATAGCAACCACTTTCGAATGATGATGTTGAGTTTTTAACAGCGTTGATCGCGACTTGCGTAGCTTGGTCTGGGGTAAAGAGACCCGTATCTATTAAGCCAACTCCCGCTCCAGTAACAATTCCCCCTTTGACATTAGCTTGAACCTCTATATTTAACCCCTGATCCTTTTCATATGAAATCTTTGTGTCACAAGATAATATCCCTGATGAGGTTATTCCTGTTAAATATAAACTTTGCGAAGTGCTATACTGAAAAGTTTCTTGTAAAGAATAACGATTTTTTGTTTTATCTATATCCTCGTTTCTTGAAACGAGAAAAGCTCTTAAGCTGCCATTTTTATCGCTTTGCCCAGTTTGGAAAAGACTTATATCCAAACAACCAGTAGCCCTGCCAGTTACGAAATCTCTAGCATTTTGCAATGGAGCTTGAGAATCAACCTTCACTCCTCTGGCTGAAACAGAGTGTTGAACTTCGGTAACTCTTCCATCTTGCTCTGTAAACGTCCAATTATCTGTCGGCTCCGCTACTCCAAAAAATTCAGAAAAAGACGCAGAAGAAAAAGTGTTAAAAGTTACTGAATAAGGAAGGGTTGTAGTTAAATCACTGGCCCCAAAAGAAATGGCAGTTGGAGTAGCACATGTATATTCCTTCGCATTTCCATGCGGCCCAGAATCAGTTGATTCATCATTAGAAACATTTAAAGTTTTATATTCTGACAATAGGCCACTAATCATCTGCATTTTTTGAAGATGAATACCACTTAAATTTTGTCCAGTTAAAGTCCCGACAACCCCTATCTCTTCAGAGTAATGATCCGCTACTCCACCTATATATACCGTATCTACCCCTAAACTAACTAAAGGGGTAGGGGTAGGGAAAGTATACGAACCATATGATACATGTTCAGCCATTTTTATGAAACAGGTAAGTTAAACTTCTTGTGGCAGTTCCTTCACCTAAGTTTAAAGAAACTTCGTCATTAGTTATATGAATTACATCCTCATCTACCAAGTCATTTAATTCATTAGTTGTAGCCTCTGACTCCAAAACGTCCTTAGTTGCATATATCCCCATACTTTGGCTAGCTACAGCAGAAGCCGTAACATTAGCTGAACCAACTGTTTTTAATTCGTTTTGGACAACTTGATCTTCTAAAGAAGAGACATCCATAAATTTCTCTATTCTTTTAATTTGATGAGTCTTTGACAAGGTTTTTTTTAATTTTAAAAGACCATCTTCTCTTTCTTTATAAGAATCATCTGTAGTAAAAACAATCGACTCTGCAATCCTACCTTCTGATTGCTGAAAATTTGTGCTCCTAGATTTTTCAAAAAAATCTTCTGTAGGATGGAACATTCTTTTTATCCTTGAGGGGTTTAGATTTTGAGCCGCTTTCCAAGCAGCAGATGCATTAGAAAACTTTTCCTTGTTATCCTTTCCCTTCGAAGTATAATTCATACTCAAGGTATATTCTTTATATCTTCCAGCTTTTTTTTCAGATCCAGAATAAGAAATAGAATCGTCTTGAGATTTGTTGGGGTCAGTTGAAAAAGAAATACTCAAAGACGAACTATTGCCGTCTTCTTTTACACCTTTTGATATCGAAAAAGGCGAACCATATTCCGACTCTTCTGCTGCCTTTACCTCGTCTATTATCTTAGAAATAGCATTCAACAAAACATTTTGTGAATCGCGCCTCAAAGAAATTAAATCAATTGAGTAAGTTTTATTTAAGTAACCTTTTTCATCAATTGTTATATTTTCGACCTGCTTCCTGCTGACATCATATTGCTCATCAATAAAAGAAGAGTTAACATTTTCAGAAAGCGAAACAGTAAGACCAATAAGGTCATATGTTTCAGTGATATTCCCCGTAAAACCCTTATCTATTTTAGCGTTTTCCGATATACCGTCTTGCTGATATCCAAAAGGAGGTCTAAATGCGAAATAAAAATTAGTTAAAAATGTCTTAGCGTCATTTAAAAACTGATCTCCCGCTGATTGATTGTAAGTTAAATTTACATCTCTGGTTGATGAATACTCAGAACCATTTCTGGAGAATTTATAACTTTCTGTAAAAGAAGATATGCGATGTGGGTTTGGAGCATATCTACCGTAAGTCCTTTGGGAGTAATCGTCTAATTTTCTAAACTCTTCTATAGTTATATTAACTGTTTCTGACCCCACTAAAGAGCTTTCCTGAAAATTAAAAGATTGTATTCTTCCGTTTAAATAAGAATCGGCACCTATCCTTGCTACTATATTGGGTCTTGCATAAGCATCTTTTATAGCTTCTCTACCGTTTAATAAAACTGTGTCCCCTTGTTCAATATTAATATCAGAAACATCAATTTCATAATTACCCCTTACGTTGTAACCAAATAATTCTTCTGTGCCTAAATACTCATAGCTGATTTCGACAGAGGAAGATATAACATTATTTACTATTAGTGAGGCCATGCTATTTTTCGTCCAGAATATCTTTTATGTCTTGTCTTTGATCATTAACAATAGTAATCAACTCATTAATTCTGTCAGTTGAGGTCGCTAATAAATCGTTGGTTGCTTTTATAAAGTCGGAAGTCTGTTCTGCTGTGTTCATGTTTTTATCAATAAACACATTAAGGTTTCCTAGATTTTCACCCGCTTTATCAAGCTCGTCTTTATATTTCTGCACTGTCCTTGCCATTGGGCGAGTTTTTTCATCTTTATTGAATCTCGCCCAAGCTTCTGTTACCGCAACCATTTCGCCCCTTAATGCTTCTTGCTCTTTAACAAGGTCTTTTGTTGCTTCTTCAGGATTTCCTCCTTGAGCAATCGCAAGCGCCCCACTTTGTCCTCGCATATATCTACCGACTGCATCTCCAGCAGAAGCACGGATATCGCCTCTTCCTCTTGTGTGTTGTTTATCAAGTGTATTGGCAATTCTTGAAAGAGTGTCAACGGTCATACTTGCCTGAAGGCCCATATCTTTCGATATACCAACTATTGCATCTATTTTGTCTACATCACCGTATCCTCCACGATCCATAGAATCGGTGGTTCTTTGGTATTCTTGGCGAAGCTGCTCTCTCAAGGGCTTTAGATACATCTCAGCAGTTCTTCGATCTAAGTTACCTCTCTTAACTCTACCCTCAAGACTTGTGATCTGCTTAAGCACATCGTTCATGCCTTTTATGTTTTGCCCAATCTCTTCATCTGCTGATGCCCCTCCTATGTCATCCTTTCCGAACACAGAATCTATAAATTTCTTTTCAGCGGTTTTTCTAGCTTCTAGAAGTTTCTTCTGATTTTCTTCCATCGCCACCTCAAGCTGCAACATCTCGTTTTTAAAACTAATACCAGCTTGGTGGGCCGCGTTTTTAAAACTAACACCAGCGGCCTTAAGCTTCTTTTGAATTTCTGCTATTTCTGCGCGACCTTCTGCGGTTCCTCCAAATTTATTTCTTTGAGCGTCTCTTAATTTGGCTTCTTGTAATTCACCTTTTAATTTTGATTCTGCAATAGATAGCTGAGCTAAGTCATCAAATGTTTTATTATGACGCTTCGCTGCCGTAGCCCCTCTAGCGTGTTCCAAACGAGGATCTACCATAAGCCCAGACATTATGTTTGCCCTCTCTTTGTTAATCTCAAGTTGCCCTGTAGTTAACTTACCTTTAGAGACCTGAGCTAATTGCAACTCGAAACTAGTTCTTTGACTTATAGCGTTAGAAAGTTTTGTCTCCGAATCAATTAGAGTAGCTTTAGCTTTCCCCAACCTATCTTCAAAGTCGAGTTGGCGATCCATTACAGTCTCAAATTCACCAGCTTCTTTGAATCTTACACCCGCTAACCTTCTAGCAGCTTGCTCAAGTTTTTCCTCTGCTTCTAATCTTGCTTGAGTTAATTCTTCCTCTTTCTTTTTATTTCCAAAAAATTTATTCTTTTGTTCTGTCTCTGCTTTTGTTGCTTCATTTAATTCTTTTTGAGCCGCTAGATATTCTTGATTCATTGTGTTAAGCTCTGATTGAGGAACTCCTTCCTTTTTCATTCTCGCTTGAACAGTTTCTACCCTATCAAAAAAAGCGTCATTAGACACGGTTGCCGCATCACGATCCCCTTGAGCCGACCTTTTAAAACCTAGCGTTGAAATAAATTTGTGAGTGCCAGCTTCGAAAGCTGCTTCAGGATCTGCTCCAGAACCCTGAATCCCATCTGCTATTGCTTCAGCCCCTTTCTTCCCAGCAAACCATCCAGCTAATCCTCCAACTAACCCTCCGATTATACCTCCTACAGCAGTTCCTACGATTGGAACAACGCTGCCTATTGCCGCTCCCCCCATTGCTCCAAGCTTCATGCCACCGAGACCTCCAGCCATTCCCCCGCCGACTCCTGCTACTTTAGTTCTCTTTGTTCTCCTGTCTAAACTATCATCTCTTAAGATGCTCGCTATCTCAAAACCTCCTAAAGCAACTCCAGCAACGCCTCCGAATCGCCCAAGCCCTCTTGCTGCTTTCATTCCTGCACTACTTTTAACCCCTCTTGTGGTAGCAGTGCTTGCTAGCTTCTGCCTTGTTAAGTGAGAAGCCTGAGCAGGTGTAGCGCCTTGCTTTATTAAATTTTGCCTAAATTCAACGGCTCCCCCTTTTGGTAATCCAGCCCTCGACCTACCCGCTGCCCTTCGGGCCTCAGCACCAAAGAGGCTCTTACCTTTGGCCATCGTTCTGCTGCCCATCCCCTTAACAGCCCTAGCTCCAGCAGAAATACCCGTCATTCGGGCCGCTCCACCAAAGAATCTACCCATACCTCTGCCAACTCCCCCTAATGCCCTACCTCCCAATCTACCCAGACCACCGCCTGTAACCATATTTAGAGCAGCCATAGCCATTAACGCATTAGTAGCTACAGTTGCCCCTTTAGCTAAAGAAACTAATGTTGGTGTTGTTTTGCCAATTTGATTAGCTTCTTTATTTAGCGAATTTATAGCCCTCATTTTAGCGCCGAATTCCTCATCGCTCGCCATTATTAAATTTCTCTTAGACTCTATATCAGATTCTTGAACAGCTATTGATTGCTCATAATTTGCTTCAACTGACATTAACGCCCCCTGAAGAGCCATGAATGCCGAAGAGAGAGCCATCAGCCTCATCTCTCCTTTCATTCCTGTATCTCCTGCGTTATAGTTAGGAACAAAACCGCTAGCAAACATGCCAATACCCTTGCGCTCTCTCTTTATAGCGTCTTGCACCCCGTTAGGCTCATCTCTTATATTTGTCAGAACCTGTCTCCCCTTATCATCAGAGTGTATCCTCATTAAAGACTGAGGAACGCCACCTCCGCTAGCGTAATTAGGTATAAAACCCATCGACTTCCGCGCTCTCTTAAGAGGTCTTTTTTCTACTTTAAATTTTCCCTCGTTAACTAATTTTTTAGCAAAGCTACCTACTGTCCCGTCAGTCATATCATGCTTGAAATCAAGCAAGTTTCTTTTGGCATTTTTGATTCCGAATAAATCCCTAATCTTATCCATCTTTTCGAACTCAAGCTTCTTTACATCAAAGTCTCCCCCCTCTACTTTTTTAGCTGGGCTTAGATCCAATCCGACATTAACTGCCGCTTCGAAAGCAGCCCCTATTATACCCTTTAATGCCCCCTTGCCTCCTCCTTGGGACTTGAGCATGCTTTCTATTTCCGAACGCTTAGGCTTACCTAAAACTGGATGAACCAGAGCAGCAAATTTTCTAGCTTCTTCAGTAACTTTTTTAGTTATATTTTTCTTTAACTGTTCGTCCTCTGGGTCTGCGGCTTGATCAACTGCGTGAGGAACTTGCGGTCCATGAACAGGCATTCCATGCTGGTATTCATAATGAACTGGCTTATTACCCTTACCCTTATAGGTTCCTTTTGTTCTTGGTGCGATTTTGAGTTTAGCCTGAATTGTAGGGATAAGCATTCCTCCTGTGTTGGGGTTTACCACCATCACATTCCTGAATTGTTGTGCTGCTGCCGCTGGGCCTCTCCTTGAGTCTCTCCCCCTTTTTAATGCTGCATTAGCCTCTTCCACAGAGAGGTCTCCAATTCCTCTTTGGAATTGCCCCTTTAATCCAGCCCTACCTCCCCTTATAATATTGGCCAGAGTGTCACGCCTATTAGCACCTGCCGATATGCTTCCAACGCCCGCATAATTTGGGACAAAGCCTCTCGCGTAAGTCGGAATTATAGCAGAGTCTTTGCCTCCCATGAAGTTGCGAACTTCTATCTCTTTATCGTTTATTATAGCCCTTTCACCATTAATAGTGCCTTGACTTAATCTAGCCCTAACATTAGCAGGTGCTCCTAGCGCCCTTGCCTCTGCTTCTTCTGCCCTAAAGCCCATACTAAATCTGCCTCTTCCACCTGTAAACCCACTAGCACCAAAACCAGTTACCCCCCTTGCAGCAGCGCCAGCAGCCAAACTACGAACAATTTGAGCTTGTTGCATCAACAAGGCATTCTCTCGCCTTATAGCATCAATAATCAACTGTTCTTTTTGAGCCTGACTCGTAGTAGAGGCATTTATTTGGTTTCTTAAATTTTCGTCTTTTTGCAATAGAGCGACAATCCCACCCTCTATACTTCTTATCTTTTCACTTTGAGTTCCCATTGAGAAGAGGGCTTTTAAACCCTCTCCTGCGAACTTAGCAACTAATTTAAATATTTTAACAAATGCGGCTGTAAATATAATCACTGCTGGCCCACTCAAAAACGAACCTATAGCTTTGAATAAACCTTTAATAAAAACATTGCCTTTTTCTGGGTCTAAAGCTTTATCTAAGAAATTACTAAGCTTACTCGCTATACCGATAATATTTTCCAATAAAGGACCAAAAGTAATTGCCCCAACCCTTTCCGCTAGGCTAGTAACACCTTGCACAAGAGAGTTTATTTGGGCGGCGATTGTTTTATTAAGCTCTTTATTTTTAGTTAAAGCTTCGTTTGTCGCGCTAGCAGCCGTCTCAGATGCTTTGGCAAAAATCGAAGTTTGACTACCAATATCTTTTAAAGCTGCACTAACTACGTTTATCTGGAAAACTCCACCCGCTAATTCCTTTATCTTTGAAACAACAGTCGGGTCTGCGATATTTTGTAAAGCATTAGACAGGGCTTGTAATTTTTGAACACCAGTTTGAGTTGCATCAATTTCAACACCAAGCTCCTGTAGTGAACTTATTGTAGTCCCCCTCGAAAGACGAGTAAAAATTGATTTAAATGCGTTACCAATAACAGCACCTCCTCTAGCAGTTCTTTGCTCGACCGCCGTTATGAGACCCAACAACTGGTTAAAAGACACTCCAGCATCCTCTGCTGTAGAACCTGCTCGCGTGAAAGCCTCTGCTAGATCGTTAGTTGATACGGCAAAAGCTGTATCTACCGCTACCATTTTATTGACAATTTGATTAGCTGAAAGACCCGCAGAAGTAAAACCATTGATAGCAGCAGTTAATGCTTTAACGGATTTTTCTGCATCTAAGCCAGATATCCTAGTAAGTATTAATGCAGATTTAAGCCTACTCGCTGTTTCCTCTGCACTTAAACCCTGACGAGCTAATTCTGCCGCGCCATCAGCGACAGTAGCGAAAGATTGCCCAGTGTCTTTAGCTACTTGAAAAATAGAATTCCTAAACTTATTGAAAGTTTGTTCACTAGCTTGGAAAATGGAGTTAATTTCTACTAATCTCTTCTGGACATCTACTGTTGTAGCTACCAACTTTTTAAATGATTGTGTTACGCCATTTATAACAACAGTGGTGGCACCGAATGCAAAAACACGGGCTGTAGAAGCATCTAGAGATTTTTGAAACTCAGATGCTTGCCCTGTAATCCTACCTAAAGCCTGTTGAACCTGCTTTGCCGAAGCATTCAGGCTTTGAGGGTTTAGTTGAACATTTAAAGTTGCATTTAGACTAGATGCCATATAGTCTAAATTACACCTATCACGTTAAAAAGTCCTCTGCTTTAAGCTCTCCACCCCTTGCTTTCATTTTTGCCCTTAAATCATCTAAGCCATGAGAGACATTGGGATTATTATCTTCTGGCTCTTCATATTCTAGTATTTTACTTGGATCATCTGAAATCTCGTCAGGTATTTCACTGTTTTTCATTTTATTCAACAGAGCATTAGATAAAACTAATAAATTTTTCTGGAATAATGTGATTTTTTCGAATGAACCACCTAATAACACTAGAGGGTTTTTACTCTGCGTTACAAATATTTCGAAAAAACCCCCGTGAAAAGAAGCATTTAGGATATTGTCCTTATTGTTTAAATCTGCGTATCTTGTAAACAAATCAGGAGATAATATTTCCATCACCTGTTCATCGTCTAGAGGCTTTTTAAATTCAGAATCAAAAAAGAGGTGTCCTCTTATCATTCTTTTAATTTTTTTAGCTTCTGCTAGGGTTTCGGCGCTAAAAGCAAGAAGCTTATTTTTTTTCGACTTAAGCTCTTTTAGAGAATCTCTTTGCCTTTCTATCTGCTCTGCAAAAGTTCTTCTCTGAGTAGGATCTGTTATCTTATTTAAAGAGAGAGTCGATTTTTTGATCATCCACTCTTTTGACTTGATATCTTCATCTTCCTTAAGACTCCAAGCTCCATTTTTGATAGCTTGCTTAATTATATCTTCGCTTTTGTTTACTCCTTTTTTAACAGCCAAATCTATATCTAAACATTCTTTTCTTTCTAATTCAAGAATATCTACAACAAGAAAATGCTTAAAAAAATAATCTTTATCTTCGTGTGTTAATACACTGTAAGCCCGAACTATATCTAAAAGGTTGCAAGAATCCTCATTAAATCTCTTTTCCTTCATTAAGTCTATCTTCCTCTTCGAAAAGATCTTTAATAGCTTTATCTATGGATTTTTGGTCGTTTCCAAGCTGATTATACCAAATGCTAGCAACTCTAATCAAAGTAGTAAAAGACTCATCATAGATTTTTTTACGTTTTAAATATGCGGCATCTTTACTTTGTTCCTCTTCGTTTTCTTGCAAGATCAGCAAGTTGACTCGCTTGCTTTTATAATCCTCGCCATCAAACATCGGGAATACTTCTTTTTTATCATCTAACTCTTCTTCAAAGAATGAAAAATTTAAAACAAGCCATTCTATTAATTTATGCTCAGCCTTAGCATCAGCAGTTTGACTAAACTGCCCCCTTAAAGATTCCTCGTAATCGTAAATATCTTTTTTTGTTTCAGCAAACTTTTTCTTAGCATCTTTTAACTGACTCTTTTGCTCTTCATCTAAATCCTTGCCGCCTTCAAAAAACTCTATAGTCCTGCTGGCCTCAATATTTTCCAAGACTGTTTCTGTCATAATTTCAGAAGTTTTCTTAGAAGTAAATCCCCCTAAATCTCCCATTTTTTTTGCCAACATAGCTTTTGTCAAAAACCCCGCGTTTATAAACTCATTGAACTTCTGACCATAGAAAAACTCAGCGTCCTCTCTATCAGATATAGAGGGTTTAGCAAAAACAATTCTATTTTTAATAGTTTTTTTAACCTTTTTGGTCGTCTCTACGGGACCATCCTTGGTCTTTTTAACGTGAGGAACCTCTTTTTCAACTTTCCTTGAAACATCGAATGAATATAACTCTTTCATTTACATTATATTATATATAAAAAATAGCTAAAATCAATTAAATTAATCCACTGGCCAAAACACTCGCAGAGGAGTTCCCGTGGTGTTCGAATTTAACTAAGTTGACTTTACCGTCCAAAATACTGAAACCAGTAACATCTAATGAATTAGACATTAATACATCTTCATAATAATAAGAAAAACTTTTGTTGGTATGATCGTAAAATATTTGCATTTCAAAATTTACTCCGCTTTCATAACCGCAAAAAAACTTACCACTTTGATCAAATAAATATCCATCTTTACCTGATATTGAGACTAGTTGAGCTTCTTTAAATGTGCCGTCGATGCCACTTTCCATTAAATGAAAAGCAAAACCGCTGTCAGGGCTATCAACATTAAACCCAACCTCATAATAACAATTTTTGTAATCTGGTAAACTGCCGCTAGTTATCATAATAGTATTGGGAAATAGTAGGTGAATGAAACCATATTATTATCATCTAGACTTGTTGATTCATCCACTGATTCTAAGCAGCACCCACTGGTTGTAAAATCCATAACAGAGTCTCCATTTGCGTCTTTTAAATCAATTTTAATTATTCCGCTTTCACAGACAAGGCTAGAAAGATTGAGACCTGTAACTTGATTTTTAACAGCAGAAAAAGAAAGATTTCCTTGCGCTGGAAGTTCAGGATACCTAAACTGAGGCTCTCTTTCTCCTAATCTGGTTACAGGATTTCTTGTCAAGGAAACGGAAATATCAAAGTCCTGTATTGTCATGCTATTAGAATTGACAGATTCAGAACCATTGGTGGTAGTGGTTATCTCTATATCATTAGGAGCAAAAACCCCGCCAAATTCATCTTCAGTTTGATTTGAAATGGTAAGAGCGCCAGCAGGGGTGTGAGTTGCTCCATTGCCTTCATATGAGGTAGAAGCTTCAACTAAAGAACCCAAACTACCTTTTACAGAATAAGAGGTAAGAGAAGCTTCTGATATAGTTGTCACACCAGCCAGATCTTTTATTTGGAAGTCATATTTGCCAGTATTTAAAAACCCAAAATTTCTTTGTTGGAATTTATACAATGGATCTATGCCCGAAGCTCCTGTGCAAATTATAGCTCCGAGGTCTATAGAGGTAGATTGATTTCTTCCTAATATTCTATCTTGGACATGACCTACTCCAAGAGCAGGTAAATCTACAATATTTTTAGAGCTAGAAAAACTCAAAGAGTTTATCATAGGTATTCTCACAGTATCCACGAAGACCTGTGTATCACTTGAATGAACTCTATCTACCTTAGCCACATTAGTAGTTTACACAAAAAAGCCCCGCATTTCTGCGAGGCTTTTTTTTGATATTAAGGTAAATCTTAATAAGGCGCTCTTGAAGCTTGTTTCTTATACATTTTACCTGACAGACTATTTGCTGTTGTATTACGGGTAATAAAATCAGCATTATCGCCAAATATACCAGAATAATACAAGCCTTGGTCTGTTGTGGTAGGTCCACCAATTTGAGCGGAGAACGTCAAGTCTATAGTCTCGTTGTCGTCTAACCCAACAGAGAAGGATTGATTATCCAATGTCGCTTTTTGTAAAAGATACTTGTGCTTTGCAGTGCCAAATTCATCTTTAACTAGCAGAGTGATGTTAGTTGTCTCTTCTCCAGCTACTCCAGTTAAGATTGTGTCTATAGCTCCAGCGTGGAAGTTTTTAAGCAATGCGCTGACAGACATCGTTACGTTAATTGGGAACTCAAGCGGCTTAGCGACAGCCCTCTCTGACCCAAGAGCAGAAATGTTAGTTCTAGCCATTGGAACCTCAATAGAGGCACTCTGAACGTGCATGTCTGAGAGGTTTGTTCCACCAACACCAAACTCATCGTCAGAGAAACTTAAGGTGACATCTTCAGGACGAAGAACCAGAACATTCATATCTCCAGTGCTTCCTGCATCAAGTCTAGCTTGTCCAGTATCTGCCCTTGCCCCGTCTTGAGCCAAGGATGGGTTAGCCAAACCAGAACTCATTCCTTCATAAAATTGAATATTAGAAGCTTCTCCTTCAATATCCACTCTGGGTATCTCTCCTACTGCAAAATTAACTGTATAACTATTAACAGTTGCGTTACCAAACCCAACAACGTCATGATTTGATCTATCAGCAGAAGTATAAGCAGAACTCTGGAAAGCATCTTGTCCTTCTTTAGCAGTCAAGACAAAAATGTTCTTTTCTCTTTTGAATTCGTTCTCAGTTATAACACCAGAAATAAACTGGCTTCTTGCTGCTTCGGTAAGGTGACCAATTCCTTGAGGATTAAATCCTAAGTGACCTTCGTTCTCACCATTCCCTAAATAATAACCCATCGAGAAACTTGGGTTAAGTTCCGACATTGTTATTGTTCCGATTCGCGCTAATTGTCCAAATTCTCTGATATCTTGTCTAGCTCCCGCTAAATCAATATCAAAAGAAAAGGTATCAACACGATGAAGTTGATCAGGCAAATAACCTGAAAGGCCAGCAGCCGCTACTGCTGCTGCGGCATCGCCTCTGTTCACCGTTGTGGGAAGCATCCCAGTTGGTGCAACATAAACGGCCTTGCTTTGTGAAATTACTCTTGTTCTAGAAGCCATGTTGTAATAAATTTAAAAGTGTAAATGTTTACACTTTCTTACACGGATTTAGGCTCTAGGGAAACGATAAGTGCATATTTCGAAGTCAATATAGCCTATTGATATGTTTTTGTTTAGGTTTTCCCTTAATTTCTCCGAGACCACTTTTGACACAGATACATCTGTAATATGGGATTTTACGGGACTGTCTCCCTGAGCATCTACAAGACTATCATAAGCATAAGGGAAATCTTTAATTGAAAAAGAGAATCCATAAGGAAAACTCCCATATGGAATTTGGGTCATATCTTCCCTAACTGTATCTCTAAAAAGAGAGAGCACTGAGTCTAGGGTATAATTGTCAAAAGAAAGAACCATAACCCTTATGTTCGATCTTGTGTCCTCTTCTCCACCAAAAGAAAATTCTGTATTTTCTGATTGAGTCAAAGAGATGAAACACGCTGGTAAAAAATAGGTTGTTTCATCAAATTCGCCTGTTTTTCCATATTGATAAGGCAATTCGGTTGAACTATCTTTAAAATCTGAATGCAGTATAACCTGCGCGTCAGTGTCATTTGTAATATAAGTATTTACCTCTTTTACAGTTGAATTGGCGGTAAGTGCAGTGCTCCCTATTGCTGAACCAGAAGCCGCTGGAAAAATCAATCTTCCATTATCGTAATCCGTATAGACACCTCCGTTTTGATCGTAATTTCCCGTAATAAATGCATTTCCTAAAAAGAATCCTGAATTTGGCTGAACGACATCATTCTCTGCAACAAGTTGTCTATACTTGCCTTGAAATGCTATATGTGAAGAGGGGATATCTGGGAAGTCGCCAGATGTGAAAGCGTTACTCAAATTTGTCTCATAAGCTTGAGAATCGCTTTTCAATAAACGATTCTCAAACCACAAGTAAAAACTTGATAAAACATTCTGGTCAAATTGCGCTTTCATTTATCTAATCTTAATAATCTCTTTTTAAAATCATTTATTAATTGGGATATATAAGGAGTGTTTCTAAAACTTACACCAGAAGACTTGTTTTTGGCTTGCATACCTGTCCCAGACCTTGAAGTAGCAAATCCAGTTGAACTAAATAAAAATTGACCCAAATTACTTAACCCTCCTTTTTCCACACTTTTAGCCCAGCTTTTTCCAGTCATCCAAGGAATAGGAGTTAGAGAATAAATTTCCTCCGTAGTCGGGATGTAGAAAGTAACAGAATACTGACCAGCAGAGTTTTTCCTTCTCACCTTAAATCTTATTTTTTGCTGGAAAATATTTTCTATTACCTCTGTTGGCTGATCTCCCCCACTGAAACCTATGAAAGAAAAAAGGTTTCCATACCCGCCTAATGTGCCGCTAGTATTGCTTGCGTTCGGGCCAGACTTTAATTCAATAGTTATAGGGTGACTTTGGAATTTTTTCTCAAGTTCCTTTCTTCTCTCCTCTATTTTAGGTTCTAAGAATCTCCTCAGAATCCTACCCATATTTTTATCGTTATCAACGCTTAACTCTTTAAGAAGCTCTTTTGCGTTAACTGTGACTACTGGCTTTGATACCGATATAAACGCTTTTCTCGCCATTAATTCTCACGCTTTAAGAATATAGAATAAAACTGACTATCAAATGGCCCAATAGATTTAGCATCTCCATCAACGATATATAACTCATCGTCAACCTCTATCTTGGAACAAATTTTAATTTTTTCATAAGCATCAGATTTGACTTTGATTCTTATCTGCCCCTCTGATGCCAGCAAATTCATTTGTCCTCCTCCATCAATTATATCTTCTTTCTGCTCATTTTTGTAAAAAATACGAGCGGCAAAAGTATGCTTTGTTAGGGTTACCTCTGATGAGATTTTTGCTGTGTTCTTCGTGCGTCCGTAAAGAGGATTGTAGTTAAGTTCAGCGGGAGTGCTAGAAGCTTCTTCTACATAAACATATATATCTCTAGCAAAAGTATCATGGACATCACTTAGTGCTGAATTGATCTCTGTTTTTTCTGCGTCTGTAAGTAATGATGCCATAATTTCATACTAGCTTTCCAGATAAATTGTATGTGCCATCTGTTCCTGCAACTTGAATTGGCGAAGATTTTTGATAATTATATTGATAAATTAAATCATTCAATCTTGACCCCGCTTGCTCAGATAAATCTCTATATGTCTTTGCTACAGAGTTTTTGTTTTGTCTTTGGATGGTCGTATCACCTTCTTTTATAGTGACCCAATCAACAGAATCAGAATAAGTAAAAGACCTTAACGACTCTCTGGACGATTTCTGATAATACCAAAGCTCATATAAAGCAGTAAAAATATTTCTTTCTACTGGCATTAAACCAGAATCAGTTCCTTTTAAAACAACCTGACCTGTTGAATTAACCTCAAACTCTTCGTGAATATAACCATTTAATTCACCTATATTGGTTTCTAACCAACCAGACACAAAACCAATATTATAATTACCAGTATCGTTAGGGAAGTCGTAAGTAACGATTCCGCTAGCTATATGTCCAAGGTCGTTCATAAGTTAAATGTCTCCAAATAACTTTACAGCAGATTCATAATCTGGGGAACTCGGATCTATAATTGGTTTAGCTTGACCCTGCACGGAAACATTGTGTCTCGTCGCAAAAATGTCAAAAGATTTAATTAAATCCTTTTTTAATAAACTAATATTTTTTGCTGGCGTTACACCAACTCTTACGGCTAACTCTGTTAGTTCGGTTACGGAGGCATTTGATATTCTGTCCTCAAAAACCTCCTTACTTAAGGTTTGATATGGGTTGCACTGATTAACCCCTAAAAGCTCTTCTAGCTCTCTTGTCTCTTCTATATGTTTTTCTTTAGATGTCCTATCTTTTCCATCGGTTACATCAAACTCCTCCAAATGAGTCGCATCAATCTTTTTTGCAGACTTCTTTTTAGCACTTTTTTTCTTAGCCATAACTTATAATATATATATACACTTAAAAAATCAAAAAAAAGAGCCACCCCCCGAAAGGGGTGGCTCGATTTTTAAGGTTGTTTAGCTTGAATTAGCTAAGCTCAACGTGCAAGCCAACAAGAGCACGGTCATCAATACAGACACGACCCTCTTCGACTTTTCCGTAGTAACCGATCTTGTTCTGACGAACAGAGAACTGATCGTCAACGAGAACTGACAGATCGCCAGTGTTACCCTCGTCAAGAACAACAGGACGAATAAGAGCGTCCTTAGAGCGGTCAACTCCGATAAGAATTTCGTCATCATCAGACGCGAAGCTGGAAACAGGGCTTCCTTCAGCGGCGTTGATGCTTGCGAAAATCTTGTTGAAGCGTTGACTCTTACCAAGCTCCAGTTGCTCCATGATGTTAATTCCATAGAAAGCTGGAAGACCAGCGGCACTATAGAGTTGCTCACGGAGAGAATCTGGTGCTACAAAACCATCACCGCCAGTTGTCCCAGAAGGAGAATTAGCAGTGTTGATTGGGTTGTAAGCCATGCCACGGAGTTGCTCAACCATTTCTGGTGAACACATGATATCAGTGATACCAGCTTTAGAGCCACCAACAGGAGTTCCACCAACAAACGAGGAATTAATCCTCTTGCTAAGAGTGATAAGCTTATTGAAGTCAGCTAAGACAAACCTATCGGTAGCACTTGCGGTTGTAATGTGATTTCCTGCGGCAGCAGAGCCACCAGCGGCAGAAATAGTGGTTGCTTTAATAAGAGCAGTCGCAAGGACATTAAATGCCGTGCGGTCCTGCTTCAGAAGAATTTCCTGAGCCATCCTAGTGAAAGTCTTGCTAACAACGTCAAGACGAGCCTTACGGACATACTTGCGATCAAACGCAAGAGCACTGTCCAAGGTGTAAGTCTGGAACTTGAGTTCGTTGTGAGCGGGGAAGACTTGACTGTAAGGAAGACCCCCAGCTACCTGCTGAGAATACACCTGAATGTAGTCCTCATCAGTGATATCGTGAAATAAATCAAGAGGTAAGGAAGGGTTATCGTCCCAATCATAAGTGAGAGTGGTGAACAAGTTTCCAACAGTAGGAGCGTTGTTAATCACCTCAGAGATGACTGGTCCAAGTAAGTCAGCGACTGCTGCCTGTGCCTCATAAGCTTCTTCACGATTATTAGATCCCATTGCCCTAATAAGAGCCAACTGATCTTCAGTTCTTTTAATAGTGATTTTCATGATCGTAAATTATAAGCAGTTAAGTTGAAGTAGAGCATATGCACCCGCAAAAGCATCAGTGCTTGACTGAGATTCCCTAAGACCAGTTCCGATGAACTTACCGATAGAATGAACGTGATGAGTGTGGTGGTTAGCCGCAGTTGGCGTAACACCAGTCACAGTTCCATTCGGGCCAGCTTGCGCGAATTGCCCCACACTGGGAGTAACACCGCGACTGAAAGCCTTAGCATTCATTGTGAAGATACCTTTAGTGGCGACAGGAACTGCCTCACCAGATACAACACACTGAAGTTCTTCTTTCTTTTCTGGGTAGTATAAAAGGTTCTCTCCATTTTCATCTTTATTGCGAACATCGCGCAAAAGAATCCCTAAAGGTCTTACAGCAGCCCCCGTCCCCGTGCTTTTAGTCACCTTGTAAGGGACTTCGGGGTAAAGGGAAAGCGCATGACCTTGCGTAGCATCATAAGAATCCGAATCGGTTCTTTCTACGAATTGAGTAGGCTCAGTGCTCAAGTTAGCAGAGCTAACTTGCACAACAGAACCCGCCTCGCCCGTTACCGTATCGAGAGAATAGAAGTTAATAACATCATTCTCGTCGTATTGACGGAAGGGCAGTAAACGTGTAATTTCGTTTGCCATGATTAATAATAGTTGTGTTTAAATTAAGAAACTTCGACTTCGAAGCTCTTCTTAAGTCTATCGACTAAAGAAATACTTTCACTTGCTTCAGCGTTATTATTAGGGATGGCAGCTTCTGCCTCGTCTCCCTCTGCCTCAAGCTCTTCTTCAGGCTTCTCTTCAGCTTCATCTTCGCCCTCTTCTGGGTCACCGTCTTCTTCGCCTTCTTCGCGATTAGCAACAGCTTCCTCAATGCGAGCTTTAATGTCTGCCTCTTGAGCCTCGATATTCTTTTTGAGCTTGTGAGCAAAAATAACTTCAAGTTTTTCCTTATAGGAATTAAAATCTTCTTCAGAACTACCCAACTCCTTCACTTCAGCGGTAACAAGAGCCATTTCCTTTTCGTTAAGGTCATAGTCATTATCAACGAAGTTCATGCGATCATTAAAGAGATCGACCGCAGCTTTTGCTTCGACATCGCTCTTGAGGGAATCGAGTTCTTCTTTCGTCTGCTTAAAAGAGTCTTTTAACTCTTCAAGCTCAGCTTCAGCTTTTGCCTTAGCTTCCTTTTCAACTTCCATCTTGGCTGTCCAAGACTCGTTGTGCTCTACGAGAGTATCTCGGATACTCTCTGAAACAGTTTTAGCCTCTGAACCTTCCTTCACAGCGGAAGCAACGCTCTTTGACAACTGAGTAATAAGTTGGTCGAATTGTTCTTTATCCATATTAAAAATGTTTTTTAATTTGTCAGTCTTTACATTAATATTAGTATTTCGGGAAATTTTTTCTACACTTTCCTGTTTAGTTGTTTTTTCAGAAGTATAAACACCTCGAACAGAAGCAGCAGGGTTTTTAGTTAATGCTGCCCCTAATGGATATGTTTGACCAACAATTAATCTGTTAACAAGCTCGCCGTTTTCGTTTTTTCCTTTGCCGCCCAACCCCTTGATATATTGCTTTAGGTCGTTTTTTTCGGCACCATTTACTATTGTAGAATCTTTTAAAAGATTAGATCCTACGGCTACTTCGAAATCTTTGAAAGCCAATTCCCAGCTAGTGGATATGCTTTGGTAAGACTCATCATCCTCATCAGAAGCTTCTGATATGGCTTGAGCTAGCTCTGGATATATTTGACTATAGATAAGTCCAGCCGCGTTGATGTAAAAGGGTTCCTTTTTGTCGGCGTAAGATTCAATATCGTTGTTTTTAAAGTCAAACTCTCGATCTGAGAAGGACGCATTGATCATGTGACCAACAATTTTATCTTTTTTATGCTCAATATTTATTGGCTTATTGATAAATCTTTTTACAGCGGCTACAGCAGTTTTAGCATCTATGCCGTCTCCGTTTTTATTGAATTCATTAACCTTTGCTAAATTAAAGACTACAGGTAATACATCAATGTTTTCTTCAGGATTAAAATCATCAGGCAACAATGATTGTGCCGCCTCTTGAATAGTTCCTTCTGAAAGACCAAATGACTCAAATTCTTCTTCGCTTATCTTTTTTACCGAGCCTTCAAATAAACAAATGTTAAAATCATCCAATGACATACTTCTTCTTACACAGAAATTTGGGTAGAATGATATAAAATTGCAGAAGATAGATCATCTAACTGATGCTCAGACCCTAGTTCTAGTATTTTTTCATGAACATTTAAGTCTGTTAGCTTATCTAAATCTTTGACAACTTCTGCTAATGTTGATTCCCAATCAGTAGATTCCTTGGCTATAACAATTGATTCACAGACTTGAGCGACCATCTCCTTTTTTTGTTTAGACATTCTCTTAATACCGAACTTAGAGGCAAACTCTCTGAACGCTAATAACTCAAACTCATTTAGTTTTTTAGTTGCCTCAACAATATGCTTCTTAGAGAATTTATTAGAATTAGAAACACCCATAGGTCTTCCCCCTGATGGCGATATTGGCTTTTCCTCAGGTTTTTGAGCATCTTTAGGTTCTGGGTCTCCACCCTCTTCTCCCTCGTTATAAAGATTAATTGTGTTCACTAATGGCATGTAGTGTCCATTTTCCCTATCCTCTTTAAACTTGTCTTGAGCTTTCCGCATATCTTTTGCTTCTGGGAACGATCCAGTGTGAACAACCTTCATTCCTTGCTCTGGGGTCAGCACACCAAGCTCCATGAGCCTTGTGGCTAACTTAGCTAAGTTAGAATCGTCCATTGTATCAGTTCTAGAAAATTTAGCAACAGGCCATGACCTCAATCCAGCAGACTTACAAACTCTTCTTATCTCTGGATTAATAAAATCATTTAAAAATGAAATTCTAGACTCTTCTAATCTTTGGAAGAATACTTTCATTTTCATTTGTGCATCAGAGTATTTAGAATCGCCTATCAATACGTTTTGTAACCCGTCTTCAATATCTTTGTTTATGACCTCATATTTATCAGGCCCAACAACCTTGCGTATATCAGGAATTATGAAATCAGCTTTTGTTGTATAATCAGATACAAGGACTCGACCAACACTTTGGTTTTTAAAGATTTGCTGCATTGCAGCTAGGTTCTTATGATTTACCCCTCCTTTTTCTGGCTCATTCCCCATAGTTACAAGTAAAACAACATTTTCGATAGACCTGCTAATTGCCTGATCAATGTTTTTTAATTCTATTTTTCTATTTAAATCATCCAACACGGAATAACCAACTGGAATAGCCAAAGGCTCATAATCCTGTTTTTTAGAAAAAACTACATGCAGTAACTTGGGATCTAATTTGATTTGCACTCTAGCCATAGAGTAAGAAGTTTGACCCGAAGCTAACATTTTTTTAACGTCTTCAGGTAAGGATTGAAACATCTCTAACTCATGATCTGTCTCTGGCTTTTGTAATCTTGCTATCTCAAATGGAGAGAGAACCTTAAAATATTCATACCCACTAAAAGATATAGAACCCTTTGTTGCGATGTCTGTTGGATTGATTAATAAATACTTTATTGGGATTTCTTTCCTACTACTAGCCCCATAAGCCTCCAGCATTTTCTGAGAATTCTTTAATGGAATTTTTCCATCTAAACGATAAAAGAAAACATTTCCAGAGCGATAGTATTCTCTAAAATACTGCGCCTTCATGTCATGCATCTTGATTCTCTTAAACCAAGCTTCTACAAATTTTCTAGATTTCTCGCTACCACCTTCGATATATAATTCAGAGTTAGCAAATTCCGATAAAAGATCTACAGTTCCCCTAAAAGAAGATATATTAAAATAAGCTTTCTGGCAAAGCTCTATAGCCTCTCGCGCATCTGCCGAATCTTTTGCGTAATTGAAGGGTAAAATTCCATTTTTAATATTATCAAATCCTCCCCCCAAACCATTCCTCGCCGCAGCATTAGTTCTGGCTGCGGTTCTAGTATTTGGCGAGCTAAGCCTAGAAGCCTCGCTGGATGTGAAAATAGCATCACCTATAAGCTCTGGACCAGCCTCCTCGTTGTTGTTCATTTTTGTTAAACCCTCAAGAGAGGACTCACTCTTTTTGAACTTACTCCAGTATTCTGATCTTTTGGTATATTTACGAGGCATATCAAAGTTTACACTAAAGTTATAAAAGTTACTTTTAAACTTTTCAAATTGCAAAAGGAATAAATGTTCCTTGGGGTTTTTTCTCCTCTGAGGCGTTTTCTGAATCAAAAAACACCTTAGCGAACCAATTGCCTAAAACTAAGGAAGAATATGAGTCTTTTCTAGCTCTGTTCGGCCCCTTTTGCCTTCTGAGGTTTTGAGGTAGATTAAAAGACTGAGATCCTTGTGGGTTAGCTATGACCTCAATATTAGCACATTCTGACTTTGTAAGTTCAACCACATACTTTTGATGATCAATTAAGTCGATCATCATTGCTCCCTTAGAAGCCTTTGGCGCTTTTATATCCCACTTTAGTTTTTCTATTGGTAAATTCTTTTTCCTTTGTTCGTCAAAATGAGCATCCACAGCCCTAGAAGCAAATAATATTCTTTTATGATCTATAGCAGCCTGTAACATTTCATTAGCATTTCTTATCCAGTTTGATGTGGGTTTCCTTAAGATGCAGTAGTTTCTTCCTTTTCTGTTATATTGATTTTTAAAAGATAAAATGTCTGAATGCCAGTTTTCTGGCTTCTCTAAATCAACATCAATAACCCCTATGTTTATATTTTCCTTTTTAAACAAAGCACTCTCGTTGCAAGAATTTATAAACTGAACCCCTCCATTATAGTCACCGCATATACCAACAATATTAAAATGTTGTATTAAGTATAAGAAATACTCCATATGCTGCTTTAGAGAAACTCCAGCTATGGCATATCCATGAACTACGCAGACTTTTTGCGCGTCTCTATCTATTTTGTAAACATGCATTGCAAAATGGTCGGCACTTGTATTGCCAGCCCAGTTTGGGTCAAAAGATAACAAGTATTCATCACTGGGGTTGCCCACAACCTCAACTGCGGGAAACTCTCCATCTGGTATCGTGCAAGCCGCCATTTTTGATAATCTAAAATATCCATCACTTTCATCTATAAATTGTGCTCCAAATTCTCTCTTAAACTGCATTTCACTCATAGTGGCTTTAGCCTGTTTAAGCAGGTTTTGATCATATAGTCTTGATGGAGCGCAGTCATAACTTAACTGCATTATTAACCTATAAGCATCATCTTTAAAATCGTCCTCATCGTCACCCTCTTTTACTGAATTCCCGTATATCAACTCTTCATATTTTTTATAAAGTTTATACATATATTCAAACTTAAATGATGGAGATGAAAGAATTATTAACTTGTTGTTAGGCCAGATATATCTGTCTCTTTCCTTCATCTCGCCTTTGTCGATTAATTTGGATTCTAAGTTGTATAACTCCTCTCTCTCAGTGGGGTTTTCTACCACACCAAGAAATGGTATAATAACTTCATTGAATATCTTTTCAGGTATAGTTAAAAACTCATCCAATACAATCCTGTTAAATCGAAATCCACGGAGCCTTTCACCATTAGCTAACGGAAGGGCTATCGCCCTAGCCTTACCTAAAGTTAATGTCCACTGGTCAGTTCCTTTGGTTATTTTAAAACCGCACTCTTTTAAAAGACTAGCTTCGGGTTTACTAACAATATCCTCCATCTTTTGGAAGATCTGTTTTGATTGCCTAAAGCTACCTGCAATAACACCTATATTTGCATTAGGATTAAGCAGACACTCTAGTAAAACATAAATGGCTGTAGAGAATGTCTTCGACATACCCCGCGAAAATACGAACATGGAGTAGTCAGAAACCATCATCCCTTTGATGGCCATTGCTTGAAACGGAAATAATTTAACCCCTAAAAATAACTCAGAGGTAAATGCTATATTGTTCCGTAGAAACTTATACAGCAAATACTTAGCATCCTCTTCTTTGATGCTATCTTCTATGGCCGAAAGCTCTTCGTTCAGCTTAACTGACGAATGCTCAAACCGATATCCTTGTTTTCCCTTTTTCCAAGACATTTATTCGTTCGTCTATAAAATATTGTAAATCTGTATTCCACAATCCGTCTCCATAGTGCAGAATTAGTGGAATGATTTTTTTAGCTCCTGCTCTATTGTGTGCAAAAATGATTTGTAGGTTTTTCGGGTAATCTATAAGCAGATTGCGAACATTGTGCCACAGATACCCTAAGTTAGATTTGAATTTAGATTTTTTATTATG